CTGATGATACTTTACTGGTTATTCCATTTACGTCTTGCTCTACTTTGGTTAGCTTTTGTGTGTTCTCTGTGGTTTCTTCGGTTAGTTGAGTTATTTTTCCATCTATCTGATTAATATTTGACTCCACTCTTCTGTTTATAGTTCTTTGTGATGGTGTTCTAGTAGTTGTTTCTTCTTTTGCTTTACATTGTATTTTGCTTTCAATATTTGCAATCCAACGTCCTGAAAATTGCATTGAACCTTGGTATATTACATTTTTACCATCTATAACAACGATATCTCCTGTATCTAGTGCTGGGTCTATTATGCTTTCGCCCTCAAAACTGTAAAATTCTAGTCCTTTTAATGTGTTATAAATATTATTGATTTGATCTTGATCAACTATGTACATATTGTCTTGGCTGATATAAACTGTATTGCCTGTTGTATCTCCTTTTTCAAATAGTTGTATTCCATCATCATATCTTACACGTGTTATTTTAAATTTTTCTCCCCATTTAAAAGTCTTAAATAACTTTAATGGAAGTGTAACTGAACTTTCTCCGATTGTTTTTATATATAGTTTTCCATCTCTACCTATTACTGCTATTCCACCAGCTTGTTCTGCTATATAACTTAAATAAGTTCTTGCTGATACTGTATTGTCGTACACTGCTATTTCCTTATTCATGTTTAAAAAAGAAGTAGAACCGAAGTTCTACTCCTGCTTTTGTACATAAGTCTTGTAGTACCTGTATTATTTTTGCTTTTCCATTATTGCTATTTATTAGTGTTTTTCCATTATAATTAAATTCAAATTTAATCATATTATCGCGTAATTTAAATGTTACTGTGTAATCGTCTTCTTTGCTTATATCATCCACATTAAATACTCCAACAGGTATTATTTCGCCTGTTATTCCACTCTTGATTTCTACTTTGTTTATAGTTGCAGGTATTACTGATTTATATAATTTTAATTCTATGCTTTGTGCTTCTATACAGCCCAATGTAAACTCATCACTTGAGAAAGCTTTTTTCGAGGGTTTACAGTCTAATATATATTTAGAATCTATCTCCGTGTCATTTATGTATACTTTTAATAAATGAGTTACATTGTATACTTTAGACTTATAGTTATTACTTGTACTATACATTAACTATTTGCCCCCTCTACCGCTGTTTTTTGTGCTTCTGTTAATTCTTTTTGCATTAAATTAAAAGAGCACTTCCATTTTGTTTTGGAAGTACTCTTTTCTTTTTCTGTACTTATCATTTCGACTTTTCTTTTTGATACTCTAAACTTTGCATTTTCTAAAAAACCTCCATTTACTACTGGAACTTTAACATCCAATATAAATGGGTTTTTATATGTCTTTTGTATAAGTTGTTCTGCTTCTTCTTCTGTGTTAAAATCCCATGACATAGAAAGCTTTAACATTCCTACAGCTATGGGATTATCTATTAAAGAACCATCAACAATAGAAGAATAACTGTCTTTGTCTGTATCTTCTATGTCTGCACTATATGTTGACGGTGTCGGTAAATTTCCCGTATCTCCATGTTCTTTCCATAACATAATTTTATCCTCCTACTAATGCTTCTATATCTTTTCCTGATTGTCTTTTCATATCTCTTAAATTGTCTAATAATATTTGTCCTAGTTTTGTACTTCCTACGTTTACTGTAAGATTTATAGGTCTATCGCTATTTTCGTTATTATAATTTGATAAAACATCTTCAAACGTTTCTCTCATTATATTTTGTGGGGTTGTTATTTCTGGGTTATTGCTTGCTCCTGCATATTCTCCGAAAATTGCTAGTGTTTTTTCATAAGCAACATTCCCCTTTGCTAATCTTGGTAATGATACTTCACTCATATAGCCGATGTTAAATCCAAATTTTTTTCCGCCCATTCCTGGAACCCAATCTGGAATGTCGAAGCTTAAATTATTCATTACTGATATTACCTTATTTATTCCTTTTACAACGCCATTGGCCATACCCTCAATTCCACCTAAAATAGAGTTTATAATTCTTTTTATTGTGTTCCATATTCCATTGAATATATTGGTTACTGTAGTTTTTAACCCATTCCATACATTATTCCAGATATTTTTTATTCCATTAAGTACGTTTGAAATAGTATTTTTTATTCCATTTATTGCATTTGATATTATTGTCTTTATTCCATTCCATATTGTATTTGCTAACTGTTTTATCCAGTTCCATACGGTATTCCAGATATTTTTTATTACATTTAACATGGACACTATACTATCTTTAATAATATTAAATATTGTTGCTACTGCTGTTTTTAAAGCATTCCATATACCTATAAAAAATTCTTTAATTCCATTCCATGCTCTTTCCCAATCGCCAGTAAATACTCCTATTATAAAATCTAATAAACCAGATAGTGCATCTATCACATAGCCAATAATTTTAATTATTTCTGTTACTGTCGGGGTAACTATATTTAATACAAATTCTATTACCGGGGATAAAAAAGATATTATCGAACTTATGGCCGTAACTAATTTAGAAATGCATCCTAATAATTTAGAAAAAGTTTCCCTTCCTCCATTGTCCCATATTTCCTTTAATTTTTGTGTTACTAATTCAAACCATCCTGATAGTGTTTCACATATTCCAATTATTGAATTTGCAAACTCTTGAAAATTTTCGCTTGAAGTCCACTCTTCTATTGTTCTATAAAAATCTTGAACTATTAAAAGTAAATTATTAAACCCATTCCACAATTGTTGTATTATTTCGGTTCCGCCATTGTTTTGCCATGCATTTGCAAACGCAGTATTTATATTTCCTATAATATTAAATATGGATGTCAACGCCTGAAAATATATACCTAAAGTTTTTTCGCCCGTTCCATTTAGCCATACTTCTTTAAAACTTTTTCCCATTGTTTTTATTAGTGTTATATTGCTGTTAAATGCATATTCCATACTTTTCAGTAATGGTTTACCATATTGACTCCATGATTTTTGTATAGGTTTAAATAATAGTAAGAGCTTCTTCTTTATCTTATCAACCCATCCCATCATTTGATTATCCATTTTTGATAAATCAAAACTAGGAGCTGTTGTCCCTCCACTTCCACCATCCGAATTATCTTTGTCCGAAATATTATTTATTTCACTATGGACACCTGCTAACGCTTTTGTTTCCTGTTTCGCTTTTTTTGCACTTCCAGCCATGTTAGCATATGAACTTGCACTTGCTTTTGCAAATATATTTACTCCTGTTAATACATAAGCAACACTTTGAATAGCTTTCATTAATTGATATACTAGATTAGTGACAAATTGAATTACTGGTGCTAGTACACTACCCATAGCATACTTCATATAATTTATGTTTTCACTTAATTGCTTTGCTCCTGCATTTTGGCTAGACAGCCATGCATTTGCACACCCACTTAATATTGAATAAATTCCTCTTAATGAAAATAATGCCATTGCATATTTTAAAACATGTCCTAATCCGTTTTTTAAACCTGTTCCCATTCCTTTTATATTATTAGTTATATTTTGAGTGACTTTAGGTAAACCTTTAAAACTGTTTTTCATCTTTGATATGCTTGGCTTTACTTGGTCTATTTTTTGTTTAAATCCACTAAAAAAGCTAGTCAATTTTCCTTGACTAATTGCTGTTTGATTTATTTCTTGTTTTAATTGTGTCATTTTGTTTTTTGTTTCACTAAGTTGTTTATTATACATTTCTATTTCAGTATATAATTTTTGTGCTTGATTATTTAACACTGTAAAATCTTTATTGTTTCCTAATGCATTATTCACTGTTGTATCCATTGCTTTATCATTAGGGTTTATTCCTTCTGGTGTTACACTTTTTCTAGTATCATCCACAATTTTATCAATCTGAGGATTTATTACGTTTAATTTCATTTGTCGAGCATTTATTTTTTCTTGCAAACTATCTATTTGTTTTTGTACTTGAGATATTTGTTTTTGTGCATCTTTATTATTTACTTTTATTGCTATTTCATTGTTTTCTGAACTTTTCTTTAAATTTTGCATTTTCTTTTTCATAAAATTAACTGCTTGATGTAACTTACTTGTCATTGCTCTAGTATCTACTTTTGAAAAAGCCTCTTGTGCTTGCCTTATTGTTTGCTTTATAGTTGGTAAAAACTTTTGAAACTTTTTTAAAGCCTCTTCTACTTGTGCTGTTACAATTATCTCAATTTCCTCTACTGTCATATTTTCACCCTCTTTCTTTTTAGGCATAATAAAAAGCACCAGATTTAATCTGATGCCTTCATAAGTAAGTGTTTTTTTTCTTAATTATTTTAGCAATTCCGCTTTTTTTCTTTCAAATTCTTCGTTGGTTATTATTCCATCTTCACACAATTGTTTATATTTCCTGATTTCGTCAGCATTTGAAATATTACTGCTTATCTTATTGTTTTTTTGCTCATTTCTAGCTTTATTTATTGCTTTTTTTATTTCCTCATTCAAACCTTTTCTTAATATTTTTATTATAAAAGTTTCTGTTATTCCATTAACCCTTAATTCTCCTGTTTTAAATACACTTATGTGTTCATCAATTGATTGTATATCTTCTATTCTTAACTGTTTTTCATTGGTAGTCCCTATTACTGAGTTACAAAAAATTATTCTTTTATTGGTTATTACAATCACTCCACTTAAAGTATTTTTTATTTGCATAGCTCCACCAAAGAAATTTTTTTGATTTCTAAAACTAGTATCAGTTTTTGGACTTATAGAAATATTTGTTACTAATGCATATAATACTTCTTCATTGCTTTCAACTAATTTTTGTGCTTTTATAATTGCACTTCTATTAAGAATGTTATAAGTCTTGTTATTTTTTACATACTCTTCGATATTCATAATCAATCTCCTTTTATAATTATAATAATTTGCAAGTGCTTTTATCAGTTGTTTCTTATATATAATAAGGATTTGGTTTAAATAACAATGCTATAAAATCTATTATTATTCCTACTCCAAATAATCCACAAGTAAATAGATATAATATTCCCATTCCTGTTTTGCCTTCATAGAACTTGTGTGCACCTAGAAATCCTAAAAATGCACAAAGTATTATTGCCACCCATTTATTTTTTGGTCTACCAGATACTGCTCCAATATTCTTATTCATATTGGTGTTAGTGTTTGCATTATTTATTACAACCTGAGGTTGTTCTCCTTTTAATTGTTCAACTTGTCTTCCACAGTGAGTACACATAACCGCATCTTCTGGAATCTTTTCACCGCAAAATTTGCAGAATTTAGTTTTTATTTGTATATCTTCCATCTTCTATATCTCCTTTTATTATATTATATAAAGAAGTATAGCACTTTTATTCATGTATTTTTGTCGAAACTTGTCGAAAAAATTATTTTTTTTCTTTTATCATAAGAAGTCTCATCTTTTTTGTTATTTCTTCTGGTGACTGAATGTATTCTTTTTCTTCATCTTGAAATAAATTTTTATAATTATCTCGAATAGGGATTATTTTTGGATTTCTCGATAAGCTATCTGCTCTTATTAATTTATTTGTTACCGCTTCCTGTAAATTAATCTCACGTTTTAAATCGTCAGCATTTTTAGCCAAATGAGTTTGGCAATAAATATTGATTTCTGAATATCTACTATTCCAAAATTCAAACGGTTTCATATTAAAATAATATGCCAAAGACTCTGTTGCATAAATCAATTCAATTAAATTATTTGTATTTTTTATTCTTAAAATTATATCATTTAGCCCCTGAAACCTTGGAATTGTTCCTCTGCTATTTTGCTCATTGCATTCTCTGCCGATTTTTGAACTAATTCGTTCATATTCATTGTTGATAAAGGATTTGATATCAACTCTTTTAGTTCTTTCTTGGTCATTTTCTTTTTGAAAAAACCCTCTTCGTTCAAAGCCTCCGCAATCTTTAAATATAAATCATTTACAACTATTCCTTCTTTTCTACAATCGTCTATAAAATCATATACTTCATCTATTGAATTAAATGCACTTTTCTCATCTTCTGTTTCTGCTAATTTTAATATAATTTTAGCCAAAGCTTCTATATCGCATATAGCATAAGCTTTTGTAAAAGCTTCTTCAAAATTTTTATTTTTTAGTAGGTTAGCTATTTCTACTATTTTTCTTGTTTTTATTACTAAATTAATTATTTTATTTTTGGTTTCTATTATCATATTTTCTCTCCTTTGCAAAAGAGAGAAGGCTTATTCTGCCTTCTCAGTATTTTTTTCTGTTGTGCTAGTTCTCTTTATGGTTCTGCTCCTAGCACTCAATTTTGCAGAACTAGGCTGTGGGAAATCCTTTGCTTTCTGTTATTTCTGAACTTCTATAGATTGTTAATTTTGATTTTAACATATCATCTATAGCAATTTCACTCATTCCTATATAACATGTACCTGTAAAATACCATGTTAGTGGTTTTCCACTTTCTGTAGCTGTTTCTTCCGGTAATTGAATTGCCCAATATCCATTTGTCTTAGCAGTTTGAACTGCTTTTAATTCATCATATTGGTCTTCTTTAAACAATATTTCTATTTCTAGATTTTCTGCTTTTTGTCTTCCTTCTGTTTGTCTTTCATCAGGAATATCTAAAGCACTATATGTTATTCCCTCTGGTGCTTTTAAAAATTCTGGAATGCTTTGTACGAAAGCTACTTGTTTTCTTTTAGTTGAATCTTTTAAGTCTGTTAATGTATCAGCATGAAATAGTTTTGTTAATGTACTTGCTTTTGGTTCTGGCATTTTTTATTCCTCCTTATTATCTTATAAAATTAAAAGAACTCGTTATAGAATTAAAACGAACTTCAAAAGTTATTGTTATACCGTATTTTTGCAGTATCTGATCATATACTGCAGGACTGGTATTAGTCCTTATTAAATTTAATTCTTGAAGTCTTGTACTAACTTCATCTGTCATTTGCATTGCTTGTCTTTGTTTTTCATTCCAACAAGTGATTGATATTTGAAATGTAGAACGAATAGGAAATGCGTTTTCTGTTAGATTTACTGATTTCAAAGGTGTATGCAATTCCAATATAGGAAATTTACTTTCTGTATTTGGATTACTTAAAATCGGTTTATTCTTATACAAATTTTCTAGCTTTTCATATACTAAATCGCTAAAGTCCTTTATACTTAAATCTTTCATTATTTGCATACCTCCTTCAACATTTCATCTAATTTTTTCTTGACTATTTCTGTATTTTCATTTCTACTTTCAAAACTTGCATCAGCCATAAAGTGGTTTGCTTTAGTTCCATGAGCAATATAAAAATCCATACCTTGAATATTTACAACTGGGTATGGCAATGCTTTTTCAACTTTACTTACTGGAATAAACCATTCTGTGTAACCACTCTCTAAAAAATGTTTTGATTTTCCAACATGTTCCATCTCAGCATTAGCGCCTGTCCCAAAGTATTCAAAAAACAAATAGGATGCTCCATTTGCCATAAATTTAGAAGGGTCAGCAAAAACCCTTCCTTTCACTTCTTTGGTTGACATATCAATCATTTCGACTAATATGCCTTCTTCATTATGTCCTTTTTCCAACCTTATAGCGTAACCTCTAATGTTTTTTAATACATCTTCTGTTATTATTTTTGCAGTTTGTGGTAATTTTTGAATTATAGCATCTATATTTTTAAAATTATGTTTTACTTTTATATTACAATTGAAATTTATCATTGTATTTTCTCCATTCTATACACATATGTACTTCCTATTTTATTTTTATCTAGTACTCTATATTCTGGAATAAACTTCTCTAATTTTGAGATATCTTCAAATGATATTCCATTGCCTTTTTGTATATCATAATTTTTAGTCGTACGACCTTTATATGTACTATAATCCACTTCACCTGTAGACTTTCTATCTAACTCGTTGACATCTTGTTGCATGTTCAAATATGCATATGGCTTTTTTTTGCTCATTGGTTTAAATTTCCATACCTTTTCCGTTTCTCCGTGGTCTTCTATTTCTTCATACTCTGATATATATACTTTTGTTAAATCTCGTAATAGCATTACTTGAATATCCTTATTGAAGCAACATCAATTTTTAATTTCTTTTCTATATCATTGAATGATGAAGAAATACTTCCTTCATTTCTTGATAAAAGACCTTCTGCACCTCTTGCATTGTATTCAGAAATAACAGCTTTTTTTATATATGGAAATAATTTTTTATCAGTTTCTTTACGATTAGAAGCATCACAGGCAATAGAAGTCATATCAGCTATGATGTCTTGTATTATATTATCTGTATCTTCAATATAATTTGCTCCTAATCTTTGTTTTATTTGTTCTAACATCTATTGCCTTCCTTTCTATCCTTTTGAGATTATTCTTGCTATAGCAATTTCTTTATGGTTATATGTATTTCCATCAGAACCTACTACTAAATCCCAGTTTGCTCCATCTGCTAATTCTTCATCTGTTGGTGAATCTGTTGCTTGATTTTTCATTAAGTAACTAACACCATGAGGAGCCATTACTTTTCTTTGTCTTTCATATAAGTAATCTCTATCATTATCAGCATCTCTATCCATTTCATGAGGTACTTTTGCTCCTAAGTCTTCATAGTCAAATGCTCCTTTTCCGAAAACATAAGTAACATACTTAGAATCTCCATATCCTGAAACTTCATAATAGTTTCCAATATTTTCAACAGAAGGTTCTGCAACTGCTGTATAATTTGTTCCGCTTTTTGTATAATATGTTTTTCCTTCTGTTAAAGTTTTATCAGAAGTTTTTGCATATATTGGGTCTCCCTCTTCTTCTGTTATTTCATCATATTCAATTAATAATTTTCCATTCCATGTATAAACATTTAGTTCTCTTTCAATTCCATTTGGGTCATTATATCTTAAGTTTGTTACTAATTTTTTACCTTCTAGATTTGTTACTATTACAGAGTTTGCTACTGCTAGTTTGAAGTTTCTTCTTCTATCTCCACATGCTTTTTGTAACGCTGTATTTAATGTTGTTTCAGCTACTGATGACTCAGTTTCTCCTGATATATCATATGTGTGTTTTGAAGCAAAAACTTTACCTGCATCTGATTTCATTGAGAATAATGCTTTTGTTATAATTAATAATACATCTTCCCATGCGCTATCCCAGTAATCTCCTAGTTGGTCTGCAACTTGACTCATAAAGTCTTTTTTAGATGTTACATCATATGTAAAGTCATCTTCATAAAACTTGTCTTTTCTACCAATAACAACAACACCTTGTTTATATGTTGGTAATGTTTTTCCTTCATCATATTTTGTTTTTCCATCATAGTTTACTGGTTTGCCTTTTAATCTTCCTATCATTGGAATTATTCCATATTCAGCACCAGTTTGTGATGCAAACATTTCTCTTATTCTATTGTTTCCTTGTAATACTCCTGATTTTATTAATAAATTTAATCTTTCTTGTGGAATTGTGTCATAATAAACACCGAATGCTCTTTCATTAAAATATTTTTTGTTAAATGTTCCTGTACTTGTAAAATCTGCCATTTTTTATACCTTCTTTCTTTTAATTTTTATATTTTGATAATTTGCAAAGTTCTTCATAAGTCATTTGACTTTCTGGTTTAGAACCTTCAATTGAATCTCCTGTTTGAGGAGCAGGTTCTTTAGAATACTCATTTATTGCTTTTTCTCTATCTGCTTTTGATACTTTTTCAAATATATCTAATTTTGAATTGATACTTTCAGCAGTTTCTCTTGAAAAATCAATAGTATCTATGTATCCTAATGAGATACCTCTTTGATTTGCTTGACGAATTGTTTCGTCTTTTAGTCTATAAGCATTTAGTTCATTTTCAGCCTTATTTGCTCTAGCTCTTTCTTGCTCTAATTCATAAGACTTTTTTTGGTCTTCATCCATTTTTGCAAGTTTATCAGCCTCTGCTTTTTTGGCTTCCATTTCTTCTAACATTGCTTGTCTTTCTTTTTGCTTTTCAGCATTAATCATCTTGTTTACTTCATCTCTTGTATAAGTTTTTTCTTTATTTTCTTCGACATTTGATGGTTCAACTTTTTCTACACTCTCGGCAGTAGATTCCATATCTTTTTTCATTTCTTCATCTTTATTATCCATGATGAAATTCCTCCTTTAACTTTTTCGGCTGAGTTATAACCAAACTATTTTGACTTTTTACGGAAGTCTAACCAAACAAAATAGACAGTTTCAAGCCATATCTAGGGCATAAAAAAAGAGCTAGTCGACTTAGCTCTTTGATTTATAATCTTAAAATATTAATAACTTATTTATTATCTTTATTCTTTGCTTTCATATATCCTTCTGCATAATTATATTTTAATACCCACATAGCTGGGCTAAATATTGTAATTACCGTAAATATAATCCAATACCAAGTTAGCATTTGTAATTTAATACTTAATATTAAAACTAATAACCACATATTATTTATCCTCCCTTGTTACTCCTTTTATAACCCAAAATTGTGCTTCTTCTAGTTTAGTTAATGCTAATGATGTTTCTCTACTTGGTTTGCACTTTAAATCAATTTCATCATAGATAATTGAGAAACATTCTCTTATATGTTGTATTCTGTTGTTTTTTTCTTCATCTACTGCTAAATATTTTGCTCTATCGTTCATTTTTTCACCTTCTTTCCATAATAAAAGCACCTATTTTAAAAGTAAGTGCATAATTTATATTTTTTTGCATAAACTATTGATTATTAACCTAATTTATAGTATAATTAAGTTAATAATATTATTGTTGAAGGTATGTGACCCCCTTTTGGGTTGCACCACCTTCTTTTTTTATCTTCTTTTTAATATTTTAAATATTTCGTTGTTTTCCATTAATATTACAGTATTTATCCAGCTTCTATGTTTAGAATAAAATAATTGCTGTGCTTGTTCTATGCTTTCAGTCCTATCTAATCCTGACTTATGTATATCTATTACAAAGTTATCAGCTTGTCCACTTTTGTGTTTGAATAAATCATAGATTGTAGTTCGAGATTTTCCTGTTGGTTCTTTTAAATCAATTTTTATATTTCCTATCATATAATCTGGTGTTTTTATATTTTGTGGATTTAATACAACTGGTATTAGCCTAACTTTTCCTCCATATATTTCTCCTAATATTTTAGCGACTTCTTTTTCTTTTTCTGTATGTTTCATTAGTACACTTTTGCCATCAACAGCATATTTATTGCCGTTTTCATCAATATAATATTGTTGTTCTACTACTTTGTAATGCTTTTTGTTTCGTTTTAAAACCCTAGTTGTTACATCTTGATACTCCATATTTAATTTTCTGTTTAATTCTTCTCTAGGCATATTGTTTTGATATACTAATGTACTTCTGCAATGATGATAATGCCCGCATTATGGGAGGCATATTTATACCGCAAGACTAACCCATAAATTTTGAATTTTTTTAGTTCTAATTCTTTTGCAGTATTTCCATAATATCTTGTAAATTCATTAGAACCTTTTATATTAAATATTTGTTCATCTAAGCTTTGGCACATTTTCGTTGTTGACTCGTCCTCTACTGCGACAAATCTAACTTTTGAATTATCTTCCGTTACTTCTTTTATTCCCTCAACTTTGGCTAAATTATTTAGTCCTATCATTTGCAAATCTGCTGCACCTGATATCTTATCATTATTTATATTGATCTTTTGATTGTTTTGTCTTTGTATTATTGTTTGAAACTCATTAGAATCAATTTCTAGGCCTTTTTGTTGTTGCATATTTAAAATTGCTTGTTTATATATTTGTTGTGCATTATATTGTATTGTTGCTTCAATATACTGTTTCCAATTAAAGCCACTATAATTTGGTTGGTCTAATAATGCAAGAAATAAAGCCATCGCTAATATTGATGGCTTTTTCTTTTTATTTACTTCTTGTTGGCCTTGTTCATAGTAATAATTTGCATCTTCATACATTATTTGTTTTTCTTGTTCTTCAAGTTTATTTTGTTCTTCTATATATGCACTATAAATTAGTAATTCTAATATTTCACTATTATTTACTCTTGTTCTTTTATAAATATTGTTTGCTAATACAGTAAAATAGCTATTATTCTTTAATAAGCCTTGTTCTTTCCATTGTTCTATATATGTATTTATTCTTTTTTTAGTCTTATTATCAGCAATATTATAGATATTCTCTGATGTAAAATTAAACGTGTCAAATAATTCTTGTAATCTGTTTTGTGTTTGTCTTGATGTTTTATTGTATAGTTGTTTTAATTGTTTTACATATTTGTCATGTTGCTCCCACATATAAAACACCTCTATTCTTCTTTATTGATTTGTTTATTAACTACTTTAGTTTGTTCTTTCTTATTATCTGCTGTTAGTTTTTGTGCTTTTTGTGTGTCTGTTAAGTCTGTCACTTTATCATCTTGTTTATCTTCTTTATCTTCTTTATTATCTTGCTCTACTCCTGCTTGTCCCATCATTTGCATTTGTTGTAAATTCTTTTGAATATTTTCTTCATTTTGTAAGTCCATTTTTGCTAACTCACTTGTTGCATCTAAATCAAGTCCTAATAAGTTTATGACCGTATCATCACTTACTAATCCTCTTATTTTTAATGCATTAGTAATCATTGTTGCTACATCAGAAGGTAAATTTCTATTTAGTTTTATTTCAATATCTCTAAAATCATATGTTTTACCTTTTTCTTTATTGAATTTTTCTAATATTATTCTCCATCTTCTTTTTAAACCTTCTTCGAAATCTCCTTCAAATGTTGCTATATATTGTTGTAAACTAAAGAATTTCTTTTCAAGTGCTGCATTATTATCTGCTTGTGTAAAACCTAAATCTGTCATATTAGGGCAAAATGAACACAAACAAATAATATCAATCAATGTCTTTTTGTGATTTTGTAATGCCGTATCGTTTACATTCTTTTCAACCCAAGCTATATCACTATTTACATCTTTATTTCCATCAAGATATCTTACTCTACTTGTTAATACATACTCATCTTCTTTTTGTCTTGCAGGGTTTATAATATCTTCGCCTTTTTCATTTTGTATAATCATCGGATTTTCTGGTGTATATCCTCTAACTTTCAATATTGCTTCATCATTATATTTAAATACATTTCTTGAATTTTGAATACATCTCTCATATGCTCTTATTAAACTGATTACAGGTTCAAAAATTGCTATTCCATCGCAATTTTCTATTGCTGTTGCTGGTATATCATCGTCCCATTTTTTAGGTTGTTGTTCTTTTATGTTTTCTTTAAATAATGGTTCATCTTTAAATTTTTGTTCATACGCTGGTGTACCAAATATTTTTCTTTTTTCAGGTGTATCGTAATAATATCTTTTTCCATCTGCTGTTGTTAATTCTATCATTTGTTGATATTCACCATTTGCCATATATGTACGAATTATTCTGTATATACCTATTAAATTCTTTTTAGCTGAATAATCCCATATAGCGATAGTTTCTAATGCATCACTTCTTGCTATTGTTATTTCTCCTGTTTTTTCGTCTTTATAGTATATTTCATAGCAAGCTCTTTTTATTAAGTAATCTAATACCATATGTAAAAAATGTGAAGCATCATTATTATAGTCATTTATATGTTTAATTAATTCTTTTATTTCTACTATTTCTTTTTCGTCATTAGTTTCATGATTAAATAGTTCTTTGATTATTTTGTCTTTATCTTTATTAAATGCTTTTACTTTATATGTTGGTGCTTTTCCTCCAAAATAACCGGCAGACATAACACTTATATATCTCTCAAGTGGTACTTTTATATCTTCATCATCTAAACTTGCTAGTTCTTCATCTGTTAATTTTCTTCTAAAATTCTCATATAATTCTTTTCTAACATTTAATTCTAGTTGTGCTTTAAAATATATATCTGTTATACTTTTTTCTTCCGCTAATCTTTCTTTACTATATCTTAGCATTGTTTCCTCCAATCAAAAAACACCTACTTTTTAGTAGATGTTATATTTATAAAAGACTTATTAGTCATTGTCATATTTGTATTTTTAGGTTTTGGATTTTCATATACCCCTGTTAAGCAGTCTTCAGCATCATCATGTTCATTTTTTCCTGTTCTTACATAATGTTTTAAATGTTTGGCAAATTCTGGCCATCTATCCTCCCAATTAATTGGAAAATAAATGTTATTCATTACTCCTGTCGAATTACTTAATATTCTTGCAATTTTGTTCTCTCCTTGATGAAACCAATTTACTTTTGTGTGAGTATTCTTTAACTCCTTTAACTCTTTTTGCACATTCCTTGCAAACCCTCTACCACCATTATTACTTTCTATATTCGCATTTCCTACATTATCTTTGGTCATCATTTCTGCTACTGCTGGTTCTGTCACTTCCATTGACTCTTGTGTATAAATAACATCCAAGATATAATATTCACTGTTATACATTTGATAGTCTATTGAGCATAAGTAATCGTCGCCCTCATCTGCTGTATCTGTGTAATTCATAATATAGTGTGCTGGTGGTAACTTATCATAAGTTTTAAATACTGTATATAATCTATTTTTCACATCGATTGGCTCTTGTTGGTAGTTAGCATAAACAATGTCTTTATTCATGTTTTTTGTTTTGAACTCGTAGTCTTCTTTACTTAATATATCTTTACACAACATTGAACCATCATCTTGTACTGCTTTATAATTTATATGTCTTACATTAGGATAATTGTCTAATATATAGCCAGCCAAATCATTGCTAGACCATCTTGTCATAATGATTATTAATTTAAATCCATTTTCAGTTCTTGATAACATTGTATTATTAAACCAGTCTATATGATTTTTTAATGTATTTTCATTATAGGCTTCTTTAGCATTTTTTATGAGGTCATCTATTATCATTATTGTACATCCAAACCCTGTTGCAGTACCTGTTGGCGACGTTGCTAAATAATTTGACACCTTACTTCCAGCTAATGCCCACTTTTTTTGTGTAGCTTCGCCATCTTTAATCTTGGTATTAGGAAATATATCATTATATACAATTACACCTTCTGTTTTTTCAGAAGCTATTGTGTCTCTTACTGATTTTGCAAATGAACTCGATAAATCCTCATTGTATGATCCTGTCATTATTTTTTCATTTGGATTTGTTCCTAATATCCATTCTACTAATTTTCCTGCTGTTCTAGACTTTCCATGTCTTGGTGGCATATTTATTACGCATACTTTTTCATCGCTCTTATAAAAATCTTGTAATTGATAGCATAAATCTTTTAAAAAGCCTCGTTCTTCTTTATAAAAATCATATGCGGTTAATTTGCAATACTCAAAGAAATCACGTCTAGCCAATTCTAAACGTGCTTGCTCTTTTATTTTTTCTTTTACATCATTATTCATTTAGTATCTTTCTCAATTCTTCTGTCGACATTCCTGAAAATGGATTATTGGTATTAACATTACCATCAATCGTTACCTTTTCTTTAAACATTCCTAAATGTCTTCCTAGCAATTCAAGAGCTTTTGTTTTATCTAATAGTTTTACTTTTTGAGTGTCTCCTATTTTTTCTCTGTCATCTCTATATCCTTCGTATTCTTCTAATGTTTCTAATGATGATATTGCCCCTGCAGTTTCACTATCCATATCAGCTATGTTTTTTAATTGTCCATTTTCTGTATATAGTTTTCTTATGTCTAAAAATGCTATTTTAGCCAGCTCTTTTATTACCATGTCTTGAGTTATTTCAGTTCTTTTTTCTCGTTCTTTCATTCTTTCTGATATGTATTCTTGAACCTTAGTATTTCTTAGTAATTTGCTACCATTCACATTGGCTGTTTCATCTTTTTTACACCTTGAATAAGCAACCTTATATGCTCTTGTTGCATTAAGGTCTATTAAATACTCATCGCAAAATCTTTTCTGTGCATTTGTCAATTGAATCACCTCTTTTGTCTGTATCTTATTTTTCTATTCAGCTAAATAGATATGTTTTTGGAATTATAGCTATAATTTCTCTACTATCTTTCTTATAAATTATTAAATCGTCATTCTTCATTTATGTTCTCCGTACATATTCTTTTATTATTTCATTTATAAAATCGTTACTACTTGCAACTATTTCGCATACATCTTCATAGCTGAATGTTTTATCGTCGTTTTGATTATGTCCGTATTCATATAGCCAAACATGTGTTAGTTCGTGTTTCAATGTCTTTATTATATTAGCTTGATCTTTTAGTAGCATTATTGTTTGAGTTCTATATATTGTTACTCCTAATGTTCCATCACTTTTCATTTCGTTATTAATTGTAGCTTCATCTACTTCTTCTATTAACCATTCCGTATTATTTATTTTAAATTTCATCTTTATCCTCACATATATTTAAATATTTACATTTCTCGCATTGTCTTTTCTCATCTACAATACACTTTTGTCTTTTCTTATTCTCATAAAATTTTCTTCTTCTATATTCATCGTCTATGTAGTTTGCTATTATACTACCTCTCATATACAACACTTCCTTTGTATAAAACACTATGTAATGATACAGGAGCTATGTTCTCCTTCGTGGTTAAGTTCTTTTATAGTTACCAATAAAACCGTAGTATTACCTGCGTTAAAACCTAAACATATTTTTTTATATCACTACGCACAACTTACAAATATAAAATTAGAGCCCACTAGAAAGCTCTATACAAATCGAAACTCAAGGTTTATACATTGTTAAATATTTATATTAACATATCTAGTATCTGTTAATACCAACTAAAAAAAGAGTCTATCTTTATTGATAAACTCTTGATATAATAAAGTATATATAAAATATACAGTGTATGTTAGCGACTTAATTTATATAATGCGTATTGATTTAATGATACGCCTTCTTGTTCTGCTTCTACTGATAATTTATAATGTAATGATTTTGGTATTCTTACAATAAATTTACCGCTAAAATCATCATATCCTACTGGTAATGGTACATCAAATCCACCTTCCAGTTTTGCTTCTATCCAACCTTCCATTGCTTCTCTTAAATTTTCATATGCTTCATCAAATGTTTCTCCTGTACTTTGGCATCCATCTAGTTCTAATACACGAGCATAAAAATAAAACCCACTCTCATCGTGAACTGGTTGAATAATATAATTATATGGTAATTCTAAGTACTCTTTAACATTTTTCATAAAAGCTCCCTCCTTTTTATTAGTGTACTCCGAAGAGTAGGATTTTATTCTCCTATTCTCCTTAGTACATCTTTAACATACACTGCCTTTAATGGATTTTCTTCTTTTATCGTAATCACATCACCTTTTGTGTTTATAAATTGTCTGTGTGATGTTCCGTTTCTTTGGTTTCATATTATATCCGTTGTACTCTAACACTTTTGCCAATTCTTGAAACCTTATTCCATTTGGCTGTCTTTTCATCTTAAGTATCAGTTTGTTAATGTCTGGCATAAATATTCCTCCTTTCACCAGAAATACATGCCTTTATTTAAGACTAAATATATGATACTATATTTGATACCATTTGTCAATACTTTTATGAAAATTTTTTATATAATAAAAGAGTAAACATTTAAAACGTCTACTCTTACACAAACAAACAATTTGCTTTAGCAAATACTTTAGCCGCCTGGTTTTTGAGATATTTTTCATATCTGCGACTCTTTATAATTTATCTATTATAATTATAACTCTTTCAAAACTAAATTTCATCCAAATTTTATCACAATTTTATCACAATTTTTCATTATTCACCTATATTTAGTACATCAAGCATACTTTTTATTGCCGTGTCCCTTATATTTAATAATTGGTTTATAGATTTTGGTTTTTGGAACTCCATGCAGTATTGTTGTGATACATAATCCCATTTAGATTTTTCCATATAATATATCTTTATAACAAACTTTTCTTCTGCTGATAGTTGATTAATCATATTTTCAACTCTTACTATTTTTTTGTCTAACTCGTCTTTCAATTTGTTTAGTTCTTCTAATTTAGTTTGTAAAAATTGCCTATCTTCTTTGTTTATGTGTCTTTCTTCTCTATGGTAATTCATTACCGTATTTAGCACTTTATCTGATACTTTGTTTGTATTACTATGTATGCTATCATAAGCTTGTCCAGCTAACTGCATATTTTCTATAATTTCGTTTTCTGTTTCCTCATATACCGTTCCAGCATATTCCAATCTTTTTTCGTATTCTTCTTTTTTTAATTGTATTTCCGTCAGCTTTGCTTGATTTTTTAAGTGATCCTTTAACATTCTTTCAACGTCTTCTTTTATGTATTGCATCTTTTGTACCTCCTACAAATATTTTTTTAGATCTTCTTTTCTGACTGCTAATGTTAACTTGCCTAACTCAAAACTTATAACTCCATCTTTATCTAATACCTCAAACTGCTTTTTTACTACTGTATCTCCATTTATCATAACCATTTCTATTTTATCCATTACGTGTACCTCCAGATTATCTGATTTCTTTCGCTTTATTTATAAAATATTGTTTTATACACTCTTTACACTCTTTACACTCTTTTGCATCTTCATATTCATTACAATTTGTTTTTTGCCCCATTTGTTTACAAACATCTTCGTCTATATCATAATTATTTATTGTTTCTGCCATTAAATCTATTATTTTATCTTTTTGTTCTAGTTCCTTTCTTAGCTGTTCTATATATGTTTCATATTTTTCAATTTGTTTTTTTATTATATAATATTGTTGATTTTCTACTATATTTGCAACAGCACTTCTCTTTAATTTCTTACCATCTTCATATCCTTGCATATATCCTAACGCTTCATTTTGTGCTAATGCTATCATTTGATAATTATTATTCCTATCTTGTTTTAATTCTTCATTCTCTTTTTGTAGTTTTTCTATATTTTCTACTAGTAACCTTTTACCATATTGAGTTAATTTATCTTGATATAATAAACTTATTAACTCTTCTAATTTTTCACTCATAATTTACTCCTTTCCTAGTAATTCTTGCAAAGCACTTATCATTGCTTGTAAACCCTCGTTTATTTCATCATATTTCTCAATATAATTGTGTTGTAATTTTTGATAATGTTCTATCTTGTCTTTTACTTTTTGTTTTGGAATATTATTTCTCTCGTATTCATCTAATTTTTCTAAATAGTCGTTATAAACAATATTTACATCAAATTGTTTTAAACTTAACTTGTTTTTTAATTCTTCATTTTCTTCTTGTAATTGTTTTATGGTTCTTCTAGTTAATGTATTATCTCCTGCTAATTCTTCAAGATATGCTTGTGCTTCCTTATCCAAGTTTCTACATCTGTTATTTAATTCTTCATTTTCTTTTCTTAATTCTTTATTCTGCTGTGCTAAGTCAATTCTATCTGCATTTGCATAATCTAATTTATTTTGCAATATATGTGTATCTTTATCCCATTTTACTCTTAATTTTTCATTCTCTTTTAATACTCTTTTATAATCTGATAAAATATTTATAAAAGCATTGCATAGCTCTTTATCTAAAGTCAAACAAAGTCCAGTAATATCTGTATAATGTTCCGCTTCTTTTATTTTTCTTTCAATTATTTTTATTATTTCTTCTATACTATTTTTTTTCACTCAAATCCCATACCTTTCATATTCTCTTATACTTGATAAAAACCATTTTTCTACTTCTTTATCAAGTCTTATTTCTTGATTATCTTTTTTTATGTAACAATACATTTTTTGTCCTCTTGGTTTTCTATAATATAGCTGATATTCTTTATTATCTTTTAATCTTATATAATAACCTCTATCATCTGGGTGTAAGTTAGTTAATATATATTCTTCTTTTGTTATCTCGCTATTTTCTTCCATTACTTATTCTTTACCTCCATATAATCCGCTTCCCTACATGAAATCCTGCTAATATTAAAAGCATTGATGAAATACTTGTATTCGATTTTATTAAACATGTTCCAATAATCGCTTCTATAAATGCAACAATGATTTCAAATAAATTAATCTCTTTCATTAATTCTCTTATTTTTTCTTTCACTTAAAACACCTCGATTTCTTCTGCTTTTTCTATACTAACAGTTTCACAAACTTTTAAATTAAAGAATGTAAATTTTCCTGTTTGATAATCTATTTTTAAGTCTACTTCACACATTGTTTGTTTTAAACATTCAAATATCCATAAAGGTAATTTAATATATTTAGGATAGCTATGATACTTTGCAACATAATCATGTATTCTATTATTGACAATACATTGTAATTCTAAATATTCAATGCTATCTTTAGTTGTTCTTTTATTTATTTTTTCTTTCACTTAATCAGCTCCCTAATTCTCTTATTTAATATCTTACTTTCTCTTATCATGTCTTGTTCTATTTCACTTTCTATATATTTTTTAGTGTCCCAGTTATCTTCTTCTATACTATTTCCTATGCTACCGACATTTGTGTCGTTACCATTATTATTTTTTTCATTTATATCAGCTTGTAATTCTTTAATTTCATCTTCCGCTTCTGCTATTTCTTCTCTTATGTCTAAATCATCAGCTCCTACATCCAACCTAGCTTGTTGTGTTTGATATAGTTCTTCTAGCCTTTGTTTTAATTCTTCTATACTATTTTCCACTACTCGTCCTCCTCTTCTTCGTACCATTCAAAATAGTCTAAAATTCTATGCGCTAATTCCATTGAATTTTCTTTACTTATGTGTATTTGAACTCCATTAAAGCATATAATCGTTTCTTCATCATTAAAATTGATTGCCATATTGTTTTTATTCATTTAAAATACCTCCAAACTCTTTTTCAAGTTTTCGTTTCTCCGTATAATGTACTTTAGTTCTTGTTATTCGATGAATTATGTCGCATATAGTTCCTTTACTATATGGAAAGGACCATCTATCCTGTCCAAAATATTCCATTCCTCTTGCAGACTTTTCTTCTAATTCGTCTATTTGTTCTTTATCTAGCTTACAATAAATTATATATTCTAATTCTCTATACATTTTTTCCACAATATTTTTGTACTCATCTAACCAATTCCAATTTATTTCTTCTATAAATTTTGGTTTTGCATATCTTATTACTTCTTTTCCACAAAATGGGCAATATTTTATATTTTCTTCAAAATGAAATGGTTGAAATATATCTTCTTTAAAGTATATTTCTTTTTTACAATTTGAGCATTCATGATATTTATATACTTCGCCTTCATACATCGGTGTTAATATAACTTCATCTGCTGTTTTTTCTTTCACTATGTATCACTCCTTTCTAAACTTTTATTCTTCATTTGTCTATAATTTGCCCATTTTTTCAACATAGTTCTTCTTGCAATTTTTCTTTGATTTTCTGTATTTTTTGCCAAACCTTTTTCCCATGCTCTCCTTATATTTTCTTTTGGTGTTACATACTCTAAATTATTTAATTTATTATTTAACTTATTTCCATCTATATGGTCTACTTGTAAGTTGCTCTTTCCTAAAAAAGCATTTGCTACTAATTTATGTACTTTTATTGTTTTCTTTTTTTCTTTGTTATACAAAAGAACATATAAATATCCTTTACCATCTTTATATTGTTTTAAATATTTTTGTCTATTTTTTGTATATACTTTTCCATCTGTGTCTATTGTATAATTTTCAAATCCGTTCTATTTCTCTTATTTTTAACATATCTATTCTCCTCCTAATAACTCGGGATTATCTGTAATGTTTCCGATTACTTCTGTAAATTTTTCTAAAAGATGAACTCTTCCATAAAATCTATCCATATTCATAACATCAACAATAAATCCATTGTATTCATAAATAACTTTTCCAATATCTATTTCTTTGCTTCCTGTTATTTTTACTATATCTCCCTCGTATATTTCTTTTCCGTTTTTATCGCGGAGTCCTGTGTATTGCATAAATTTATATTCTTTGTAATATTGTGAGTTTAAAATTGTATTTATCATTCCGACATTGCTATTGCGACACCCATCCCAATATCCGTAAGTATCATCTTCATTGTCATATACCATTATATTTTTTACTTTATGCCACGCTCTAAACTTTATCTCTCTATTCATCTTCTCCTCCTACTTTATTTTAATAAAAATACATATTTACTCTATGCTTGTAACAATGTTTAAGCATATTCAACCATAATTGGTGCATATCATAATAATTCATTTCTATGTAATTGTGTCCTTGCATTTCTACCTTTAAATCTTTCATTGCATCATATATTTTTTTACATTCTTTAGGCGTTAATTTTCCATCACAGTCACTATGCCATAAAAATATATCTAAATCATTATTACATAAATTATTCCATTCTTTGATTTCTTCTGGTTGCAATTCATCTTTGAATGTTTTTTTGTATAATTCTCCTAACCTTTCGTTATAAGCACTTGCGACTTTCTTTCTATATAAATTAAATTTTATATATCCACAATGGTAAGTATCTTTTCTTTCTAAACCTTTTACACTTATATCTAATCCCATTGTTCTCCTCCTACTTTATAGCAATTAGCCATATACTGCTGATGTGTTAGTATTTCTAATACTTCATAGTTTTTATCATTCTTTATTCTTTGTAACATTTCTTCATTTGATATATCTACAATCCCTTCAACGTAGCCTTTTGTTTCTAATGTCGTTGAAATATTATTTATTCTATATTTAATAACATCTTTTACTTCTATTAAGTCTATTGGTTGTTTGCTGTGTTTCAATTGAAATCCATATCTAGTGTATATATAATTATCAGACATCCCATTATCTCTTCGTATTTCTTTGCCAACATCAATTTTTAAATAATTTAATGCATTTGGAATGTATTCAATTAAAATTCCGATGTAACCCTCCTCAGTTCTCACATATTCTCCAACTTCTATCTCACTCATATTTCTCTCTCTTTTCTTAACATATACACAGTATCCTTTAATGATTCTATTTCTATGTCTTTATTCTTTAACTCCTCTGACTTATCCCCTGCTAATATTCCACATACATACCCTATCATGAAACACACTATTACTATTATCACTACTCTTATACACTCACTTATTTTATATATTCTCTTATCATATATCTTCATACTTTTCTCCTTTATTCTCTTTTCTATCTATATTTTGGTGGGCGACCTCTTGCTATTTTGTTTGTTATGAGACTTAATTCATCGACTTTAAAGCATTCTTTGTAGCCATATATCATTTCTTTGTATAGATACATATTTTTGTTGCATTGCTGTATCAATATGTACTCATGTCCATCTTTACTTATTATCTTCGGTATTCTCATATTCTTTTATCTTTCTCCCAGAATAATATTCGTTGTACATTTGCATCCAATCATCTAGCCTCATTGTTACCAACCAATCTTTTCTATTTTTTCTGTGAAATACTGTAGGAAACTTATTGTCTTTTGTATCTCTTACTGCTTGTTCAATTGCTTTATCTATATTTAACCTTTCAACTCTTTTGCTTTCAATGTGTATATAATCAAGTCCTACTACATCATCTGCTTGTCCAGTATTCCCACAAAACTGTTGTGTTCTTCTACAGTTATAACCGTATTCTTTTAATTTATTTGCCAATTCTCTTTCTCCTGCACTTCCGTTTCTTTTTACTGTTTATTGCCATTTTTCTTTAGCTCCTCTCTTAATTTTTCTTGCCAATTTTCAATACCCTGTATAAAGTTTTTACATCTCATTACTGGCTTATAGTCTGTATCTGCTTGTTTGTTACAGCCTAGACAGTAATAACATAGTGTATTCTTTTTTATTTGTTGCATAGGCTAGTCCTTTGGCATTTCAAAAACTGCTGTTTCTTGTAATACATTGGTATATCCATCACATTCAGCTGTTCTATAATATCTATAAGATTTTATTATTTCTTGTAATACTTCTTTTGCTCTTTCTTCTTCCTCATAATTACCAATATTAAAACTTTCACATTCGCCTATAAATGACGCTCTTAATTCATAATCACTATGTATAAATTCAATATTTATATCAGTTATGTTTTTAAAGTTAATTATTCTCTTTTTATCTTGACTTACTATTATCATAACTACCTCCTAAAATTATATATCCTTTAAAC